TCAGGATCGCCCGATCTTCTTGACGGCTTCTGCGAGCCGATCAGTCACCAGGTGAGCGTACCGTTTGGTCGACGTCGTCGTCTTGTGGCCCAGCACCCCAGCAACCGTATACAGGTCGATCCCGGCATTGATCATTTCCGATGCGGCGCTGTGGCGGAGGTCGTGGAATCGCACGCCCATGTGCCCAGACTTCCGGCGAGCCTTGGCCCATTCGTCCTTGATCTTCCACGCTGGCGCGGTAAATTTCACGCTCCGGGCAATGACGGCGATTCGCGGATGAATCGGAATTAGCCGCGGCCGACCATTTTTCGTCGTTCCAAGGGAGAATCCGTCCTTGGTTGGAACCGCGCGCAGAATTTCGCTCATCCGCATCCCGGAATAGAACGCAACTCGGATGGCGGCCCGCGTTTGTCGGTGTGAGCAAGCTCTCGCGATCTCCAGCATTTCGCGCCGGCCCTTGTAGACATGGCGCTCGTCACTCGGCTTCGGGATGACCATTTTTGCCGTCTGGTCGTACTCGAGCTTCCCGATCTTGTGCGCATACTTGATCGCCGCTCGCAGATAGCCGAATGTGTTGTGGATCGTCCCGTCTGAGCTGGGTTTCTTGGGGCGCCCTTGGCGGTCGACTTTCGCGCGCATGTACCCGGCAAATCGTATGGACCAGTCGTAGAGATCAAGCGCGTCCTGCCCATCGTATTCGGGAGCGTATTTGGTCAGGATTTGAACCCGTCCGTCATGGTCCTTCCACTCAGAACCCTTGTCCATGACATGGATGCGAACGCATTCCCCGATCGTGACTACCTGCTTTCGTGCGCCCGTGGCAATTGCATATACCTCGGCATCCCATTGGCGGCCTAACTCGTCAGCCTCGCGCGCAGAAAGTCCTGCAGGGATGAGCTTTGTTTTTCGGATGCGCTCACCCTCGATGACGCGCTCGAACGTCCACCGGTAGCGACGTTTGCCATTCTTGGAGATGGTTTCGATTGGCATGCTGCGAGATACCTATAAAGCGAATCGAGATCGTACACGTACGTTTTGTGGCCCAGCCGGAACCGCTGAATGATGGTGCAGGTCCGATCGATTCGGCTGATGTTTTGATACGGCACGCCGAGAATGGCCGCCGCTTCCTTTGCGCTGACCCGCTTACCGCTTTTCAGATCCATCGATCCTCCGAAATTCGATAACCCACAGAATCGGGCGTTCCTTCATTTTCCCCTCGCGGTCATAGCAAGCTCGACACGGCGGCTGATCTCGCGATCGTAGCCGGCGAGCGTGGATTGCAGGTTGGGTGCGAGGCGCGGGCCGGCGGCCGGCGTGTCGAGTGGCGCGCGCGGCACTGTGGGAGGCGTAACCTCGTACGCCGTGTCGCCCTGCGCGCGCCGATCGATCCGGATGCGCCCGGCATAGAACAGCGTGTCGAGGAAGCACTGCACGACAGCAGGCGACGACCGGAGCTTGATTGCGATCTCGCGCGCGGTGTGCGTGCCGGTGCGCAGGACTTCAAGCACGGCGGTGCCATTGATGCGGCGGTTGGTCATTTCCGTTCTCCATCTCAAATCGGCACATCATCGGGAAGCAGCTTCATGAAATCGTCGCGGTAGAGCTCCCTCAGTTCATCCCTGTTGGACGCGAATTCGTGCGTCCAGATCGGGCCACCTTTCCGACGTTCTGCGTCCGCATGGAAATCGCTGAATTTGCAGCAGACGATGCCAGTGAAGCCGGTGATGACGACGGCCTGCTCTTTGGTCAATTTGGTCATTTCTGTTCTCCCTCACTAGCAGGGGCACGGCGACGGAACTTAGTCACGTCATCGGGCCACGGTTTGTCATTGGGGAATAGATAGTCGTGCGTGACTTCGGTGGGCCTCTGGATTCCCATCTGCTGGGCGTTCACGCGGGCACGCAAGACCTGCATTGCCTGATCCTTGAGCTTGTGAAGTGACGCTTTCCAGCCGCCACTGGCCTCGGCAGTGATGCCGGTCGGCTTATGCGTGACTCGCACCCATGTTCTCGGATTGCACCATCCGCTCAAGATCCTTCTCCCTGTCGTTGCGCGAGGGCCTCATCAACGGTGGTCGTGAGGCATCCATACACCTTCGTGCCTCGGTCGATCTTGATGCAAAGCACTGGCGCGCCATTGCCATCGTCGTCCGCATTCCATTCGAAATCAGCGCCGATGAAACGATCCGCGAGCCATTGAAGTCGTCGCTTATCCGCCGCAGCGGCTTCCAGCTCGACGCGGAGTGCGTTGGTCTTTTCGATCCATTCCGCGTTGAGCTTGACGTGGGCACGGTTGCGTTCGTCGCGGGCCTTCTCGGCATCGAGGATCGCTTCCTTGCGCTTCTGGTCGCTGGCTTCCACCTCTGCCAGTAGGAGGTCGATGGCGTCGGCGGCTTGTTGCGGCACCGCATCGTTCAGCCAATTCCATTCGCGCAGCTTCGCCGCCAGCGCCCGCATCTTGTCTTGGTCGATCATGCTTTCACTCCGATTCGGGCCAGATTTCGAATGGCGTATTCGATATTCGCTTTCCGCCATGCCGGCATAAACGGACGCTCGGTCTGTTCGCCGTCGTTCCATTGTTCTCCACAGCCAGCGCATGTTTCTGATGCGCCGTACCATTCGAAGTAACGCACGAACATGCGCCTGGGCCGCTCGCACGTCGGGCAGAAGTTGACCTGACAGCGCTCATCGACTGGCGTGGGAGCATGGATATGCACGAAGTTCTCGGCCATCACGCATCTCCCTTATCGTCAGACTTCATCTCCCGAATCGCCCCCACGTATTCCTCAAGCCTCCGACCTTCACCCATGTGGTCGACCATTTCGGCTATTTCTTCGATTAGGGTGTCACGATCATGGGTCAGACCGTGCTGCGCCATTAATCGCTTGACCATGCTTTTGTCGATAACCGCCTCCCTGTCGGGCGTGGTGCGGCGAGCGGCTTGCCATGCGTCGAACGCAGTGTTTGCATGCTCGTCGATGTATTGGCCATTAAACAATTCGAGATCCTTGGGCGAATATCCGCCATCGGAAAGCGCCCACGCCTCGAACTGCTTGCGCCACTCCGTCAGCATGTCATCGGTGATCTTCATTTGAGTTCCTTGATGATCACGAGAATGTGAGTCGGCAGACATGCGCGCCACTGGCGGATCAGCGTCTTCTCCCTTCGCGTTCCGTGGCGTCGCAAGCGCGTAAGCTTCTGGTTCGCTTGTTCTTGCTCATACAACGAACGGTTGACTTGAGATTTGCTCATGCTTTGCTCCGGTTGAGGGCGTAGACGATGCGAGCGTGATGCGTCAAATCAAACTCGTCCTTTTCGACATCGCGCCACAGTTCATTTCCGTCACCAATCTGATAGATCGGCTCCCCGCACAGCTTCTCCAGAATGGCGTCCACGAGTTGCTCCAGCGTCGTGATCCCGAACGTGTACTGGCGCAGATGGATGTTCTCGGAGTGGATGTACCGGGCGCAGATGCGATGCGCGAGTGCCTCGACTTCCTCGCGCGACAGAATCGGCTCGTTCATGATGAGGCTCCGGTGCGGGCGGCGTCGAACAGATCGCCGATTGCCTTGCGCGAGCGGCGCGTCGCGGCGGCGTTCGCGCGATGGTGCTCCGCGTCGTAGGCAAGGTGGCAGCGCTGGCACAGCGCCTTCAGGTTGTCGTCGGACACGTGCTCCGGCACATGGTCGAGATGCGCGATCGTGAGCACGATCGTCGTCCACCGGCCGTTGCTGCTGTACTCGGATGCCCGGCAGAAGCCGAGCACGCGGCCGTCGTCGGCCGCATAGACTTCTCCTTCTCCCGAGAAGCGCTGGAACGTTCCGGCATCCTTGTCGACGCCGCGCGTGATGGTGTCGCCGTTCGCGACGTGGCACTGCTCGCAGCGGTTGTTGGCCCGGGCGAGGATGCGCGCGCGGATCTCCGGCCAGTTGGCCGGGTAGCGGCTGCGGTTCTCAGGCTTGATCGGCATGCTGACCTCCTGCGCGAGCGGCGATCGTCAGCGCATGCGTTGTGCTCTGAATGCCAGCACACGCGAAGAAGTGCGCCGCGTCTACGATGTCAGCATCACGCACCGGCTTGCGCCCGAATTCAATGGCCGACAGCTCTGCGGGGCCGCGGCCAAGGTGCTCCGCCATATCCATCAGCGTCGTACCCGAGACGATCCGCAGCGCGCGCACGAGCATGCCGTACGGCGTGAGCGGGTTCGTGAGGCTCGGCTGTTCCTCCGTCACCACGGCGCGCGGCCCCGGCTGGCCCGGGCGGGTGGCGAGGACTTCTCGTTCGATGGCGGCTGCGAGAATAGAAAGGTTTCCCCGCCATGAGTCCCCTGGGCAGAACTTATTCGGTACGCCGACGCAGCATTGCCATGTGCGCTCAAAGCCTGATTGCTCAGCAATCTCCACGATCCGTTCGATCTTCATTCCGGCACTCCATCTGTGTTGTGGATGATTCCAAGATCACGCTGATCTTCTGTTTGCATGATTTCCCACTGAGCGCACTTGCGTTGCGATACCCACTGGCCGTCCGGATGCCGCCAGAAAAGCCAGCCGTGCCACCTCGACCCATCGAGGCATACCGCGTATTCGTCGAGCGCACATCGTTGAACCAGCACCCAATGCTCGGGGAGGTCAGCCTGCATGGTTGGCTCCTTGGAGAAGGGCGCGCAGACGTTCCGCGTGAGCTTTGTTCTGCAGGTCTTCGGAGCGATCTAGCCACGTCGCCGCGTGATCGACCGACTCGCGCTGTTCCGCCGTCAGCCCGACCCGCTCGTCCGCCGGCGAGGGTGCGGGTGCTGCACGGCACGCTGCATCGGGAGGCGCGTTGTACAGGTTGTTCGTGGACTTCGGGCATTGCCACTGGCCCGGCTTCGCGTGGCAGACCGGGCACGTTTCGATCGGCGCTGCTGCGGGCTGCCGCGGCGACATGTCGTCGTCGAGGCACTTCGCGCCAAGCTGGCATCGCACGCGGTAGCATGCCTTAGGATCGTCAGCGTGTACGCACGGTGTCAGCGCATCAGCGCGGCTATTGTCGGTGGTCATCATGGTGTTTGGTCCTCAGGTGTTCTGGTCAAGCCTCAAAGTCGGCGACACGGTTCGCATGTGGCAGCGTTGTTCGCATGAAATCCGCATCGAGTTGAAGTTGTGACGGCGCCCACCCATCACCCATGTCGCCGACGTTGAGGCTTTGATTGCCGCGCGACGGGTGCCGCGCGGCTGGTGGTCACGTGGGAAGAATGCGGCCAGTCGTGTCTTGGATGTAGCGCTTCGTCAAATCGAGCGCAGCTGCATCGTTCCCGACGTATAAGGCTTCGAAAATCTGCTTGATCGAGACATCTCCAGATTCTTCGGGGCGCTTTCTTCGACGCTCGATCTCCTCGACGAGGTCGTCTGTATCGATGTCACGCAGATCCACATCAACAGTTACCCAAGGCATGATGTTTTCTCCTTCAATCGCTTGATCATGGCGTTCACTTCGGCCTCAAATTGCAGCAGCCCCGGCAGCAGCACGCTGTCGATATATGCGTCGTCGCGCGGCACGATCTGGGTATAGAGGCTGTACGGCTCGGGCACGCGCGGGTCGTACGACGCGAACAGCCACCAGCGCCGGCCGGTGACGAGCATGCCGCCCTGCACCTGGGCGATGTGGTCGTCCGGCATGCCGTTCAGCAGCGTGTTGATATGCACGGCCTCGTCCATCGGGCATTTCGATTCGTAGCCGCCGTCGTCGCCGATTAAGCCGTCAGGCGATGCGCCGAGGAACTCGTAGCGCGGGTGTGTGAAGAAGCCGCCGGGCGCGATGATGTAGCCGGTTGCGATCTCGACGGCCTCACGGCCGAACGGCTCGACTTCCTCGCCCCATTTCGTCGCGCGGCCGCCGACCTCGTGCGTCGACGTTGCGGCGAGCCGCTCGAACACGATCTCGCGCATGTACTTGTCGCGCGCGCCGGTGGACTGGCGCGGCTTCAGCTGGCCCTTCTTCGGGCCGGTCTTGTACACGTCGCCGGGCTCACCGCCCGTGAATGCGATCGCGTCCGCGAAGCGGCTGGCAGTGATGCGGCCGGCGCGCGCCGCGTACCATGCATCGGTGCGTTGGTCGATGGCGTTATTCATTGTCGTCCGAGCCCGGTTCGCGCTGCGCTTCGGCGCCCTGGTCCTGCGAGCCGGACGGCGCACCCTCGGACTCGGCGAGCGCCTTCAGGCGGTGGAGCTCCTCCGCGCCGATCGCTTTGCGGTCCTCCTTCGTCAGCCGGCCCCATTCCTCGGCGAGCGCTTCGGCGCCGAACTGCGTGGCGATTTCCTCGAGCTTGCGCACGATCTCGACGTGGCGCTCTTCGCACGGCAACTTCGCGGACTTCGCGGCGTTGTGCGCTATCTGCGCCGGGGTCGCACGCGGCGTGATGTCGCGCTCGACTGGCTCGATGTCCATCACTTCTTCGGCCACGGCGATGCCCTTCAGCACGTCGGCGAAGTTGTCGCGCAGCGCGAAGGCGCGCGCACGCATCTTCTTCATGCGCTGCGGGTACTGCGCCCACGGGCCTTGCTTTCCGATCAGACCGGCCTTCTTCGCGTCGTCGTCGCTGAAGCTCTGGATGTCCTCGGGCTTGCCGCGGCGCTTCACCTTGATGAAGGCGGTTCCGTTTTCCTCCCACTCCTGCACGTATTCGCACACGGGCGACGCGAGCACGAGTGCGAGGAGAGCGTCGCCCCAGAGCGACGGCCGGCCGTTGATGACGGCGATGTTCTGCATCGCCTGCATCGGCTTCAGGCCGAGTTCCATGCCCCACTGGATCGCGACGAGCACGTTCCCTGGCTTGCCGATGAAGTCCTTCGGCACGATGCTGGAATCGGCGAGGATGTTCGCGAGCTGCATCGCCTGCTCGAGCGAGCGCGGCGACAGGTCGAACGCGCCGGGCGCGGTGTCTTGGTTGGTGGTGATGACGTCGGACATGCTGTTTTCTCCATGTGCGGGAGACTCGGCCCCGCGTGGTGGGTTGGTCAGGCTGCTGTGGTGGTCGCCGGGATGTCGTACATGAACAGCCAGCTCATAACGACCGTCGAATCTGCGTGGTAATGCTCGGCAAGCACTGCGACGATCGCGTCGAGACCCGGCCCCTTGATGAGGAAATCCTCGCGTTCACGCTGCCGCTGTTCGCGTTCGGCGCGTTCCTTTTCCTCGGCTGCCGCGCGTGCTGCAGCCGCTTCACGCTCACGTGCCTCGCGCGCGGCAGCTTCCTCGCGTTCGCGCTGCTCGCGCTCGGCGCGGTCGAGTTCGGCCTGCCGGCGCTCCTGCTCGGCCCGCTGCTCGGCGAGGCGCGCTTGTTCGGCTTCGATCTCGGCGCGGCGCGCGGCGTCCTCGCGTTCCTGCTGCGCGCGGCGTTGCGCTTCCTCGGCCTTGCGGCGCTCGCGGTCGATGAACTCCTGCTCGGCGCGCGCCGCGGCCTCGACGCGTTCGCGTTCTGCGCGCTCGGCTTCTTCGCGCTCGCGCTGCGCGGCCAGTTCGGCGCGCTGGCGTTCCAGCTCCTCCCGCTCGGCGGCGAGCCGCGCGGCTTCCGCTTCCTGCGCGATGGCCGCTGCGTGCAGCTCGCGCAGCTTGTCGAGCGTCGCGCCGCGCGCCATTTCGGCCTCGCCGGTCAGCTCGGCGAAGCGGTCGAGCGTGATGCCGAGCAGTTCCAGATCTTCGATCTCGCCCTGAATGCGAGCGGCAGGCAGACCGGCAGCGCGCACCGCTATCGCGCGAATATCGTCGATGTGCTCGCGGATCGCCGCGATGCGCCGCTGCTCGGCTTCGAGCTTCGCGCGCTTCTCGGCCTCGCGGGCTTCGTCCCATTCGTCGCGCAGGCCGATCAGGCGCTTTTCTTCCGGCTCGGTGATCGCGATCAGGCGGTTCTCCTCGGCGATGACCGCCTTCGAGAACGCGTTCGCGTCGTCGCGCGCGGCCTTCCCGGCCTTTTGAATGTCGGTGCGCGCCGTGCGCAGTGCCATCGCGGCGCCGTGCACCTGATCGCGCGCCGCGGCGTTCTTGATCTCGACCATGTCTGTCGACTTCGCGACGAGCTCGCGCAGCGACGTCTCGCGCTCGCTGGCGCCGAGCGCAACGGCAGCGCGTTCGACGACGGTCAGTTCGGTGGTGTGTTTCTGGCTCATACGGTCCTCACGGGGATGGGTACGACGGACGTGCCGTCTTGGTTGAGCGCCGCGATCGCGACCATGCACGCGAAAGCGATGACGATCATCAGCGCGATGGCGCGCACGGGATGGCGCTCGTACAGGCGATCGAGCGCGCCGCACAGGTAGGTGATTGGGTTCATCGTGCTGCCTCGCTGGCCTCGACCGTGATCCGGACGCGGCATTTCGTGCCGAGCAGATCGCTCAGGACGGTTTCGAAGGAATGGCGCACCGATTCGATGTCCTCGACGTCGGGTGCCGATTTGCGCACGAGCTCGCGGACGTTCTCGGCGAGGGCGCGCTTGTTTGCGATGGCGCTCATCGCGCGATTCCCGCGAGAAGTTCGAATGCCGGCGCGACGCCGCACGCGATCAGGTACAGCGCGCCGATCACCGCGAGCGGGAACCAGTCACGCGATACAACCGATCGGCTGTAACCGCGCAATACAGGCGTTGGGCTGTTGAGAGTGGTGCGCATCATGCCTCCCGTGCTGCCGCGATCGCAGCAGCCGCGCGCACGATGGCGCGGCGCATGGATGCGGCGACATCTCGCTCAAACAGTTCGTGCACCGCCTCGGGCGCGTTATCCCAAGTTCCACCGACAAACACAGCTGTCGTGTCGTCGTACCAAGAAAATCGAATGTCGAGATTCAACTTCGCCGCGAGTCGCAGCGCGTCACCGTCGCTGTGAATCGGATTCCATACCATCTGGCCGCCGATTCTCTTCGGTGCAGGAACGATGGGCGAGGCCCCCGGCGTCCATACGAGATAGTCCATCCCGGATGCTTTCGCCGCCAGCTCGAGCAGTTCTCGATCGCTCATCGCGCACCTCCAGCCGTCGTGATGTGCCGCACCGGCTCCGGCGCTTCCTTCCGGCCGGCCTTGATCAGCGCCGCGTCGATGGCTGTGCGCAGGAGTGACGGGATCATGACCTTGCCGGCGTCAGCGTCAGCCGCGAGGATTTCGAGGATTTCGGCCATGTTGGGCGACGCGGCGAACAGCGTCGCGAGCATAGAGCCGCGGTCATTTGCCGCCGAGCAGTCGGCGACGAGCAAGCCAGACGGATCGACGTCGGTGCGCTTCGTGCGTACGAACCATCCGCAGGCCTCGAGCTCGGGCATGGTGGTGATCTCGTTCATGCTTCACCTCGCGCGCGGAGCATGGCGTCGGCCATTTCATATGCCAAGGTCGCCACTCGATCGAAACCTCCGCTTTGCACGCGATCGTAGATCGCCGGGAGCGCCTTCGCCGCGAAGTGGTCGCGGAGGGTCATGCCTTCGTGAATGTCGACCGACTGCTCGGCCTGATCGGGGCCCGGAAACGCCGGGCCGCCGTCGTTGATCTTGTTCATGTGGTCCCTCGTGTGGTGCGCTGGATTACGACACGAACGCCTTGCGCTGCGTGTCGAGCCACGTCTCGGCCCATTCGAGTGCAAGCTTCGACGCGGCATTCGTTTCCGGCGTGTCGCCCTTGCGGATCGCCATGAAGAAGCGCTCGACAGGACGCGACGAGTCTTTCGGGATGCCGAGTTCTGCCGAATCGACGTCGATGCCGCGAGCATTCGCGATCGTGCCAACGAGGCACGCGCATTCGCCCGAGTAGGTCGAGCCGTCGACGCGGCCAGCTTTCAGCGCGTCGATCAGTGCGGGCACTTCGCGGGGCGCCTGCGAGATGACCTCGATGAAATCTGCCTTGATCGGCAGCAGGTCTGCGCCGCTCAGGTACGCGCCGCTCAGGTCCGCGCCGCTCAGGTACGCGTCGCTCAGGTACGCGCCGCTCAGGTCCGCGCCGCTCAGGTTCGCGCCGCTCAGGTACGCGCCGCTCAGGTCCGCGCCGCTCAGGTACGCGCCGCTCAGGTCCGCGTCGCTCAGGTACGCGCCGCTCAGGTCCGCGTCGCTCAGGTCCGCGCCGCTCAGGTACGCGCCGCTCAGGTCCGCGTCGCTCAGGTCCGCGCCGCTCAGGTTCGCGTCGCTCAGGCTCACTCCTTGTTTGCAAGCCAGCTCGACAGCCGCTTTCATCGAGTCGGCCTCGCACTCGAAAATGACTTTCAGCGTCCAGCGGTTCAGGATTTCGATCTTCATGTGGTCCTCTCGGTGTGGTGGGCGGCTCAGCCGCGGTTGTGGTCGCGCCCGCGGCGCTTGATCGCATCGGCCGCGAGAATCATGAGCGTCAGTCCGAGCACCGCGAGGGTGCCGACGACGACGAATTTGATGGTGGGCATGTCAGGACTCGTCAAAGAGGCGGACACGGCGGCCGGCGTGGTCAGCGCAGTGGCTGAATCCGGCGCTGCCCGGCCCGAACTTCTGGCCGCACGCGGAACAACCGACATTGGCAAATCGCGGCCGCTCGTCGTCGAGCGAGCGCTCGGCCTCAAGCTCTGCGTCCTCGCTCATCGCATGCACGATGATTGACATCACGAGGTCACCCAGCGCCTCCGGCGACTCGCGGAACGCGGCGCGCAGTGCGCGTGCGTGCTTCTGTTGCGTCACGCTGTGCATGCCGCCGATCAGGTCGTCGTCGGACAGCGCGGTGATCTTCGCCTTCAGGCGCTCTTTCGCGATCGCCGCGACCAGCTCGGCGCGCGAGGCTTCCGCGTCGGCCGCATCGTTGAACTGCTGCAGCTGGCGATCGGTCCAGAACTCGGCCGCTCGCTCGGTTAATCGAGGGTTGAGCAT